GCCCCAGCAAAAAACACTCCCTTTTTTGATTTAAATTGTTTGATTAAGGCAGATGTTCTGGGAGTGTTTGCTTTTAATTCTAAATTGTGTAAATAGTGACCTTTTGTATTGCCTTTTTCGTTGAATGTTATTTCCATTCCTTTTGCATGAAATTTTTTAAAATCAGAGAGTTTATTGCCAGGTTCTATCATTGCCTTTTTATATCCAGGGACTAAAGATGCGAGGTTTAAAATGTCTTCTTTGGTATATTTAACAATGCCTTCGGTCCATGCATTAAGGTTTGTTGTCATTGTTTCTATTATTGGTGTGCTGTTGACCCCAGTAAGCCCTAATCCTGAAATTAGGCCCGACACTTCACCACCAAATAAATCTAAGACCAACCTGGATTCTTTTGAAATAGTAACCTTTGGTTCCCATGACTTTTTAGGACCTGTCAACCCATAGGTCCGTATAAACTTGGTTACCACGCTTTCTGGTTGGCTACCTTCATAGTAGATTCCTTTCTTTGCACAATGCATAATAACAGCCATAGCTGATGCAAGAAGAGGAGGATCCTTTACAATAGCCACATTCTCTTCATGAAATACACCTAAAATTATAGACTCTTTTCCAGAGAATAAAACAACTTCTTCTTTATGCAGTTTATTAACTACTTTCGCCGCCATCGTTACTTCTCCTTATTTTCAAAAAATCGACGTAACATATAACCAACAAGAATGCTTTGGCAAGTCCAATAGACCATTATACCAAGATTCTGGGTAACAGAAACTGTGACTCCAAACATCTCATAAACAAATAGTTCGGCCGTTATAAGGGCGGCTGTAAATCCAACAAAACGAGTTACAACTGTTTCTTTCAATGCTTGTCTTCTTGTTTGTTCTTTTCTCATAATCACACCTTTTATTACTGATTTAACAAGAAATCGGGATCGGCCAATATCATAATGAGAAGTGCCATACGAATATACAACCCATTTTCTACTTGCCTGAAATATGCTGCCCTCGGGTCTGCATCCACATCGGCCGAAAGTTCACTTCGTCTAGGCAAAGGATGCAATATTCTTGCCTCTGGTTTCATCAAAGACACCAGTTCCGAATTGATTCTGAAGTTGGATTGTTCGGCCTTGTACTTATTATATAGTTCATAATCCTCAAGTCTGAAGCGTTCCTTTTGAAGTCTTGTCTGATAAAAAACATCAACCTTTGGGGCAACTTCTTGTAGGTCGTTTGTTATTGTGATTGGAAATCCACCCTCGGCCAGATAGAGCAAAAGGTCTTCCTTTAGTTTCACAAATTCGGGCGACACCAGATACAAATGCCCAATGTCATACTTGGCCAAAAGATAAGCCAACGAATGTACTGTTCTGCTATGTGCAAGGTCGCCAACGAGAGCAATGCTCTTTCCCGCAATGCCTCCACATTCCCTGTTTATGGTATACAGATCAAGGAGGGCTTGGGTTGGATGTTGCCCACCCCCATCCCCTGCATTGATGATTGGAACATCACTAAACTTAGCTGCCAAAGAGGCCGCCCCTTCTTCAGAGTGCCTGAGGACTATCACGTCCGAATAGGTAGACACAGTTCTAATAGAATCTTCAAGTAGTTCTCCCTTGGCTGTGGATGAGAAATTCTCTGCATTCTCTGTAGAGATAACTTGCCCGCCCAACTTCAACATGGCAGCTTCAAATGAAAATCGGGTGCGCGTCGATGGTTCATAGAAAAGTGTGGTCATGACATAATTAGAGTTCTTGAGCATGGGAATAGGATCTTCTCTAATCTTATCAGCCAGAGTGAAAATTGTTTTTAGTGTTGTCTTGTCAAATTGCTTTGCGTCTATCACATTATCAAGTTTCATAATATATCCTTTTGTTATGCTCCAACGTTCCAAAACATTGCGCCAGGAGATGCGTGTTCACGAACAAACTTCCAAGCCTTGGCATCATAGGTAGGCGCAGACGGAAAGGGAGGCGCGTCTTCTGGTTTAACAGGGCGATCAAACTTCAATTCACTTCTATGATATATAGCTCGACCAATCTCACGTTCGCTCATGGTATGCCCAACGGACACCACATGAATTTCTGCATCAGGCCATGCAAGTTGAAGGGAACGACTGAGTGTTCCACTTGACCCAACGCTCCAGACTTCTTTAGGATTCAATGGCAGATCACGCGCAACTTTGATGGCCGACCCAATGACAGTCCTGTGTTCTAGTCCAAGAGGCAAGACTGCCCGTTCTGTTGGATTCTCTGCCACATAATCTTTGGCTCGTTTTTGAGTCACGTTCAGCATTCCATTTGGAACCCAACGATAGTCTGCCCCCAATGACAATCCTTTAAGCTGATAGCCATGAAGGTTTTCTCGCTTTCGTTCTGCCATGAACAGCACAGCCTTCTTGTTATATTTGCCACACACCACAGGTAGACTAATTTGTGCATACCCCGTAGCAGGGCAACTACCAAAGACCCATTCTTTTACCTTTGATGTATTGGGATCGTGCCCAATGAGGTAATCAATGAATCTAACCTTTGAACCTGCGCCAAGAAGGTCATCACGAACGACAATAATGTCTTCGTGCATTTCTAGTACAGGAGTAGGGTTTGGATCTTTCCAGTTGCCGATTGATCGTAGATATTCTTCGGCGCTTTCTTTAAAAAATGCTTCCAGAGTCATATAGTTTCTTCACCTGTTCAATTATTGTATCTATATCAATGTTTGATTTTCTTTTCTCTAGGTCTTCTTCTTCGTATTGTCTATTCAGTTGTAATTCTTCAATAAAGTTTTGTTCATGGACCGGGCTTCTCCAAATAATATTTGTGTCGTCGTCTTGAAGTCGAATAGAGATTTCATAGACTTCGTGTGTTTTCTCGTCAAACACAAGATCGACATTTTGTTCAAGGTCTAGAAATCTTGCATCATCTCCATAGCATTCGTAGGAATATTTGTCTCCGCCAACGATTCGTGGTGGGACCATATCTAAAAACTCAGAGAGAAACAACATTTTCTATTAGCCTCCTTACTTCTTCATTTGCTTCAACATCAACCACTAAATGGACTCTATCAGTATCACCATTATTTATGGCCTGGTGAGGCTTGCGAGTATCAATATACCAACATTCCCCTACCTTCATGTGTACTGTCTTTTTAGTTCCGTCTACTTGCCATATGCTAAATTCAACCTTATCGTTTGTAATCAAGGGAAAGTGAAACCTCATCACCTTTCCATTTTGAACCCCAGAGTCAGGATCGACCTGGTCGGTGTGGCGTTCTAATTCTCCTCCTTTTGGCGATAAGCCCATCAATCTAACTCTATGTAGTTGCCCTGGAAACATACTCAGTAGAGATTCTGCTTGAGGAAGAGCAGTTCTTAACTCTGTGTCTTGCATTACAAAATCTTCTTTGATATGTTCCAATTGCCATTTTTTGCTCATTTCGACGGGCTTTGTAATAAACCCAGGGTCTTTGGTGTATCCTCTTAATGACAAGGCCGACCATGACTTATTTTTGTTGTAGTTTGAATAATGATTCGTAAACCCTGTGTCTAATTTGGAAACTGCTTCCGTCAAAGGAGAGACATCAAAATCTCTAAGGATAGTCTTCTCAATAGAATAGTCTTCGGCATCTAGCCTTATCGGATGTATTCTAGGATGATCGTCAAATAAGATACTATTGTAGTTGCCGTCCCTAAAGTATATGGCATAGAGTTCTGCAAAAGTCGTAACCTTTGTTCCTATCCAATTGAAATTGGCGTCTTTGGCTATTTGATTTGCCTTTTCATCCTCTGCCCAAACATAGAGCCAACAAGGTTCCTTGAAAGCAGTCAACATTTCTGTGGCTAGTTTTTCTTCCCCTTCCTTCCATGCTAATTTAGTGATCGTCCTGTCTCCACTCTCTTTAATACCTAGCACGACATTTCCATACATGGTGATCGAAGACCTTGATTTGGATACTTTGGTATCAAACATGACAAGGCGCTTTTCTTCTCGCTCATATATTTTGAATGTCTTGTTATGCAATCCAGTTGCAATTGTATTTTTCTTCATTGAAGCGAATGGAGAAAATGAGTGTCGATTATAGTCCGAATAAAACTTCTCTAATTCTAGAAGATATTCAAGGTCGTATCCGTGTTGCCAATCTTTCATAATATTCTACTAAAGCCCCTAATTTTATCAAAACGAATGATGTTATTAAACTTGTCTTGGAGAACATCTCCCTTATGACTAATCACAAAGACATTTTGGTCTTTCCCTAATGTGTACAGAATCTTTAGAAATTCTTGAGTTCCTGCATCATCAAGCGAACTATCAAATACCTCGTCGAGTATCAATAGATTTGTATTGGTCGAATTTTTCAATTTGGCAATAGCTCTCCATGTAAAGAGCAGGGCCAAATCAATTCGCATCTTTTCTCCTTCCGAAAAAGATGCATATGAAAATTCATCACGGTATCTACTCTTGATCGTTTCATTGAAATTCTCATCCAAATTGAAATTTACAAAGAAGTCCATGGACGCCAAATACTTATTTACCAGCTTGTTCATTATAGGCAAATATTGTTTAATTATTAGAGTCTTGATGCCAGAGTCTTTTAGAAGCGCCGATGCAATTTTTTGTGTGTCGTTCTTGTTCGCTAGCTTTTCTTTAGTTTCTTCTAACTCTTGAAGAATTTCATTGGCCGCTTCGATTTCTTCCTTGATCTTGTTTACATCTCCGGTGGTCGATAAGTCTTCAATGTTCTTTTCTAATGACCTGATGATTTGTTTTGTGGCCGTGATGTTTGTTTCTATTACAGAAATTTCAGATTTGGTAGAGTTGATTTGGTCTACTATTTTTTGATTCTTATCAATTTCTTTGTCTAGTGTCTTTAAAAACTTTCCAATATCATTTCGGGCCGCCTCTACTTCGGTCAATTTATCCTTCTTTGTTGCAACGACATTTGTCTTGAAACTAGAGTCAATATCTTGTTCACAGGTTGGGCACTCATCATGGTTATCATAGAATGTGATTTCTTTGTTCAACAAATTTTCTTTGCTATGTAGTTTGCTATCAATTTTCTCTGCATCCTTTAATTTCTTTTGGGTCTTTACAGAATCGGTGGTCTTTAGTTCAAGTTTTTTGAGTGTTGCAATAAATGATTTGATTTCATTGGCTCTGTTTTTATTTTCATCATTATGTGTTCTTATGGCTAGCTCATGTTTATCGATGATCTTTTTGTTTCCCTTGTTTATCCGTTCAAGGTTCTTGGTTTGTACATCAACCAATTGCTGGTTCAATGAAATTTTAGAAGAATTTTCTGTGAGCAAATCCTTAGTGGTTGAGATTTTCTGCTTTAGAATTGTGTTCATCGAAGAGAATATTTGGATGTCAAGCAGGTCTTCAATCACTTCTCTTCTATGGGCCGCCGATAGTTGCATAAATGGAACGAATGTAGAACTGCCTAGAATGACAACTTGGGTAAATGATTTATAATTGAGCTTTAGAATTTGCTTCTCTAATAGTTCTTGAAAATCTCTGACATTGGCCGATTGGTTGAGTGTTTGCCCGTCAACCAGAATGTCAAATTTATTAGGCTTGATCCCACGGCGAATAAAATATAACTTGCTGCCAATTGTAAATGTAATCTCAACTACGCACTCGCCATCATTTATTGTATTGACAAGTTGTGGTTTGTTGATCTTACGAAATGGTTTGCCAAACAGAGAAAAGGTCAAGGCATCCAAAACTGTACTTTTGCCTGACCCATTCTCGCCTATGATTAATGTGTTTGGATGTCGATCTAAATCAAAAGTCACCCAAGAGTTTCCTGTAGATAGAAAATTCTTCCATCTAATAGAATGAAAATGTATCATGTATTAGTCAATTTCCATTGTAATGGCTTCATTGTAAAGCGTGTTCAATAATGTCTGAAGGGTTTCTTTGTTGCTTGATATTTCCATACCTTCGATATACTTATTCAAAATGGTCATCGTGTCTTCGGCTTGGTCAACAAGATCATCGTCGTCGATAGTGAGTTCAATAAAATCTTCGACAATAGAAATGTTTAATGGGTTGCACTTGTCTAATTTATCATACATGATGTCAAACCAATATGGATTGGTTTTGTTTTTGACCACAACCTTGACGCAAGTTCCTTCATAGGACGAAAAATCATGACCAACGACATCTTCAAATTCCTTATCTTCGTCATCATAAAAAATCTTATGGAACATTCTATAAGGATTACGAATATGTTCTAACTCTCTTGTGTCCGTATCAAACACATGAAATCCACGGGGGTCTTGATAGTCCGACCATGTGATTTCATATGGCGCGCCGAGATAGTAGATTGTGCCATTATCCGACTTGTGATGAAAGTGCCCAGACATCACCATGTCAAACTTACTGAATAGTGAAGACTCTATACCATGATTGTTCGGAGCCCCACGATACATTTCAAATCCTGCAATTTCAAGATGCCCCATGACTATCTGAGCATCCGTGTCTTTTAGCATCTGAGTGGATTCTTCTTCATTTCCCTTGTTGATCCACGGAAGCATTAGAATCTTTGTTCCATCAAATTCAACCTCTTCTGGTCGAGAGTAAATCCATGGCTCATGCACACCATCAAACGAAGTAAAGAGTTCTGTCATTGAGTTGACTTCATTTGTGTTCTTCCAATAAGTGTCATGATTTCCTATGATGACATGGGTATCAATCCCCTCTCTTCCTAACTTGTAGATAAACTTATCTCTAAGTGTCTGGAGAGTATTGAAGTTGATAAACTTACGACGGTCCACAACATCGCCCAAGTGGATCAAGGTTTTAATGTTATGCTCTTGAAGATATGGAAAAAATATGTTGTCGTAAAACTTGAAAAAGTGTTCCGAAAATGCATCGGAATCATTTCTTCCTCCAAAGTGGGTATCATTAATTAAGGCAATTTTCATTTTTGTTTAGCCTTGGCAGCCTTGTCCTTCTTTTCTCTTTGAGCCGTTTCAAATGCATCGACAAACTCGTACATATTGTCATACATTTTGGCTTGCTGTAAACCTCGGGCATCGTCAGGATTATTGACCTCGGCCAGCTTCTCAAATATCCCGGCCCGTTCAATTGACTTGTACTTAATATATAGTTGCTTTTTCTCTTTTTGAATGCGACGAAGAAAGGCAAAGTAAATAATTTGTGTGAAGTAGGCAAATGGATTCTTTGACTTGGCCGGGTCAAAATTGTCAACATACTGAATACAATTTTCAATGCCATCGGCAATCATGTCATCACGGAACGTGTAGTTGATAAAATTAGGCTTGTATGATAGATGAGTGGCGATCTTAATAAAACACTCGCCTATGTAGTTTGGCATTATTGGCCTATCTATATCGGATTCTTTACATTTAATAACAGAATTTCTATATGCGACCATGGCATCCAAGAAGTCGCCATTGTTTACATAATGTTGCTTTTTATTTTTATTCATTTTAATGTAATGTCCTTTTTGATTTTTTCATCATTTCTGCAAATGCGTTGGTCAGTTCTTTCAAAGCCTTTGTGGCATCTTCGGCCTCTTCGGGATACATTTCATCTGCAATATTGTCCATGTCAAGAATATGATCTTCCGTCTTGGTCTTCTTTAGTGCAGCCTCATAGTATCTCAAAAATGTTCCCGAAACACTAGAAATCGTAACTACTTTATCTACAGTAAGGGTGATATGTTTATCATCAGTAAATGGGTTCCATCGAATGAGTGCGATAGTAGCCGAACCATATTCTTCTACTGCATGGTCGGCATCAAAGCTGACAATCTGCATTACATCGGAAAGACTAAGATACTCATTTGGGTCCTTTCCGACATGATTGACCCTGGCAATGACAGTCTCGCCATTGACCAATTTGATTACCTTTAACGGATACGTTATTTCTTCAACTGTCATTAAAATCCACCTTGTATATTTTTACTGGAAACTTTTCTTCTCTATAAAACTTGTAGCGTTCAAGAAAATGTTTATGTGCAAAGTTTTTATGGGCTTTATAACTTAGGTCGTCTACAATGTCATATAACGTGGCTGCCTCTTTGCTTTCACTAGTTCGCAATCCTCTACCAATGCTCTGTAACACTCGGATCTTTGACTTGCCTGGGTGGGTGAATATGATGTTGTGCAGATTCTTGATGTTCACTCCCGTAGAATAAACCCCATACGATGCTACTATTATAGCATCTTTTTCAGATTCTACAATAGTTCGGACCTGTTCTCTTAGTTCTACTTCTGTTCCACCATAGACATAGAACACTTTCCTACCAACGGCAGCTTTGTCCTTAATGATCTCATGCAATAAGTTTCCGTGCTTCTCTACATATTGAAACAAGACAAGAGTATTTCCTTTCAGGCTAATGGCCAAGTTGCGTATGAATGCATTCCTCTTATGGTTGCCTACAAGAAAATCAACCTCTTCATGATATTTCTTTCTGACCATGGACTTGCATTGGTCTTCTGGATACTTCAGAGTAATTGCCTTGATGTCGAAACTCGCCAGTTGTTTTTTGTCAATCAGTTGCTTTGTGGTAGTGACTTTCTTTGATCTTCCAAACAATCCTTCCAATACTAGTTTATGTGTCTCTGTATCATCCAGCGTTCCCGTCGTGCCAAAGCGATACTTTGCATTGACCAGTTTGGTCATGAGTGTGGTCAAGGACTTGGCCTTGAACTGATGACATTCATCGCCTATAATTACATCGTATTGTTCAAAATATTCTTGTGGCATCTTATAGAGAGACTGCCATGTAGAAATAGTGACTGGCATATCTGATTGCTTTTCTCTTCCAGACATGATGTAATGAACATTCTCTTTTGACTCCCAGCCTTCATTCACTCCATATTCATTGAAGTCAGTATATAACTGCGAAACAAGAGATGTGGTTGGAACAATTATCAACGACTTCAGTCCATCGTAATAACGAATAAGCGAATAGATAATAAGAGATTTGCCTGATCCAGTAGGAGATAGCAAAAGACAGCGTTTCTTTCGGACTGCATGAACAAAGGCACTTAGTTGATAGTCACGAATAGGAATGCTTTCCGGAAGCTCAAGTGTTTCAATAAACTCCTTTCCTTCTTGCAACGAAAACTCTTCGGCTAATCCAACACCAGTATCATATTGGATGTCATAGTCTCTGTCTTGTGCAAACTGCTCAATGCGAGGAAGAAGCCCTGAGTATATATAACTGCTCCTCATGTCAAGCAATCGAATCTTTCCATCCCACATCTTGTTTCGATATGCAGGCATGAATTGATAACCAGGGACCATGAACGTAAAGTAGTCGGCCAGTTCGTGCTTTAGCCCAGGATCTGTGTCAACCTGTAAATAGACTTCGTTGACTTTTTTGAGCCTAATTAATTCCATTTAAGAATTGCTGCCATTTGATTGCGTTGCCAATATTAAAGCTCCGCCCATTAATATTAGAAAGGATAGACTTAACCGTGTCCACCTTTTCTCGTTGATAGTCGATTTTCAATAGGATTGTAATCAACTCTCGGTCCGACTCCAGATAACGAGGAATGTCCTGTTTGAGAAGTTTGTGGTCGAACTGGTCCCACCCCCTTTCATTTAAATCTTCCTGGCACATCTTGCCCGAGTAGTATTCAAACTTGTCTCGTTCCAGGTTCTTAAAATCGTGCATCATTCTCTTCAGGCTCAAATTTTCTGTGGTATAAATTTTAAGGTACTTATTATGAAGAGAAGGTATCTTTAGGCTTTCCTTGTCAAGCTCGGTATTGTCGATCTTGCTGTCCTTTGACCATTCGGACAAAATATCTTCCAATTTCATTATGATAGAACCCCGTCGATATTATAAGTGTCTGTATAGTATAGCTATTTTTCAGAGAATGTCAAGTGTTATCTGTCGATTTTTCTGTAAGTATATGAAATATATCGAAATGTGACTGTTGCGGTAATGTACTCCACATCAACCAGAGTGGTGTCAAAGTTTAGTTCAGAAATACTAGTGGGAAACATATCCTTAAAGGTAATTTCAAAATTTGGATTCATGTTGCTGTTAAGAATAACCAAAGTGGCATCGGACATATAGGCATCTGTGGCTTGATTTGGATTTGGTCGGACGGTAGAAAATTTCCTATCTACATTGATCTGAGGATCTCCGACATATTTCCGAAATTGTTCAGATCCTTCTGGGGCCCCTAGCCCTATCATCCAGTCTTTAAGTTCTATCCAGTTAGTAAAGTCTTCATCTACCTTGAATGTTAAATTAAGAGGATCATAGGTCAGTTTCTCACCAGGAAGGAATTGGTCAATAGGAGGCATATTATGAAGAGCTTCGCCAAGAGTTACCCCAGGAATATTGGCTGCTTGGACGAACCAATTGACATTAGGCAATTTTTTGATAGAAAATTGAAATCCAACAGGAGAGACATAGTTCATGTTTTCCGGTTGAGAATTTAAAGTAGCCATGGAACCTCCTCATTGACTATTTATGCAAAAAAAGGGGACCCCTTTTACGGGGCCCCCGATTTTAATGATACCAAATGAATTGGTATTTTAGAGCAGGTTGCTTACTGTAAATGCGCGGTAGTAGATATTTGGATCTGCTGCCCATCCACCGGTGCTATAAGCCGAATCGGGAATAGCCCCGTCGCCTGCGTTGGTTGCAAAAGGATTGTTGACAAGGCCATACCGAGTCTTGAATCCGATCTTTGGTTGGAAGCTCTGCTCACCAACTGCACGCACCATCTGAAGCGGAACATATGGGCAATAGAAGAACCCTGCGTCATATGCGCTGGATCCCTTATACCCTACAGTTGCAAAGTCGCTACCAGTTGACTGATAAGGATCAATGAAGACCTTGTACTTGCCATTGAGGATACCAGCGAAAGTGTTGCCCGTGTCATCAACAGTCAGGCTATCCTTTAGTGCTGGAGTATGGTCAAGAATACCAGCCATTGAGAGTGCAGATGCAACGTCTGAAGAACAAATTACTAGGTTGCCTCGCCCTCGACGAGTCGCCTTGGCGATTGCATTTGCTTCTCGCTCAATCTGGAACATGAGACCCTTGAACTTCTCAACGCTCCAACGACCATTTGCATCAACATCAAGATCGAAGACGCCTGCACTTGCAGTTCCGTTTGCAGCACCCTGGGCTGCTTGCTGAACAATTACACGAATCACTTCGCGATTGATTTCTGCAAGAATTTCAGCCGAAAGGATGTTTGCAAGCTCAGTTTCTGCATCCAGCCCGTGAATGGCCTTCAAGTCCTGAGCAAGTTCGATTGAATACTCAGCCTTGAGTGCGCGACTCTTGGCCTCAACTACAACCTTGTCGATCACGAAGCCCATTTCTTGGAATTCTGCATTACCACCAACCCCAGAGCCGAGTGCTTCTGCGGTCGCAGTTGGCATTGCGTTACCTGTAATAGTTGCATCGTATGAACCATTACCTGTCTGGACTGAATCGTCCGGAGTTCCACTATGGAAAGTATTGGCCTC